TACTATAAAACAAAAGTTCCTTTTTATAGAGTGTTAGACACAGGGAGCGGAAAAGAATATGTGTTTAACGATGTGGACATTGAACGCTACATGGAAGAAAACGCAGAGATTATAGAAAATGGCGTAGTTCAAATAATAGAAGTTCCACAAAACAGAGTAAAGGTTTGTGCAACGCTAGGAGAAATAGTTTTATATGAGTCTGTTTTAAATACAGACGTTTATCCAATAGTTCCATTGCCTAATGTTTGGACAGAAAGCCCATACCCAAAATCAGATGTATCAAGGGCTAGACCAATGCAAAGACTGCTTAATAAAGTTTGGTCACTTGCACTTTCACACGCACAGGCATCAGCTGGACTAAAGCTTTTAGTTCCTTTGGGAAGCGTAGAAGATTTAAATCAATTAGAAAAAGACTGGGCAAATCCAAATGCAGTTATTGAAGTTGACTCATCACAGGGAGAACCTCACTTTCCAGCACCACAACCACTAGCAGCTGAATTTTATAGATTAATACAGCAATGTGAGTTTTATATAGATTTTATATTTGGGTTACCAGAGATGATGCACGGCTTTTCTGAAAAAGCACCAGAAACAGTTAGAGGCACAGAAAGAATGATGGCTTTAGGTCAAGAAAGACCAAAGTCTAAATTAAGAGATATAGAATTTAGCATAAACAGACTTGGTAAGGTCTTATATAATTATGCAAAAGGGCATTACACATTTCAAAAAATGTTTCGCATTGCCCAACCAAACAATAATTTAAACGAAGCTACGGTTAATTTATATGACGATAAAACAGAACCAATATTAGATATTGCAAAAGATCGTTATAAGCTTGACCAGCACGACATAAGAATTGAACCTGGCTCAACTCTACCTACTAGCAAGTGGGCTGAGTTAGGAGTTTATCTTGAAGCGTATCAAATGGGACTTGTTGATAGAATTGAAGTTCTAAAGAAAAATCCAGAGATATTTGATAAAGAAGGGATTTTAGCAAGAATGGATGAAAAACAACAAATGATACAACAAATTCAAGGTTTAGAAGGTCAGATAAAAGATTTGCAAGGGGACTTGCAAACTGCTACAAGAGAATCTGTAAGCGATAGAAAGCGTGTTGAAGTTGAAAAAACTAAAGCAAAACTTTCTGAAGTCGTTGCAGATGCTAAAGCAGATAGAAGGGTTGAATCCAATAAAATGCAAAATAAGGTAAAGCTCGAAGCAGAGAGATTAAGACGTGAAGCAGATCGTCTTGGTCAAGCTCTAAAAGCGTAGAGATATCTTAAAGGAGTTTAAGCAATAATGTCAAAAGAATCTCAGTTAATAAAAAACACTGTCGTAGAACAGGACACATTAACAGGACAAGAATCATATCAAGAATCCGCCACACAAGATGCGGGGGTTGTTGAAGCAATGCCAGACGCTGGAACCGACTGGGAAGGTGAAACTAAAAAGTTCCAATCTATGTATGATAGATCTCAATCAGAGATTAATAGATTGAAAAAATTGGAACCAATAGGTGATCTTTTAGAAAGTCGTCCAGATTTAGTCGAAGTATTGCAAGAAAAAATAGTTAATCCTGGTAGTGGGTCAGGGCAAGAAGCCCAACTGGATGAAAACGACTTTAACCCTTGGGATGCGTATTATAAGCCCGAATCGCCGTCATATAAATTACGAGTAAAGAAAGAGCAAGAGACCGTAGGGTCAGCTGTTTCAAAAATTCGTAATGAGTTTGCACAGCGTGAGGCAGAAACGCAACAAAGACAATTCTTAAATACTACTGTGAACGAGTTGAAGTCTAAGCACAATATGGACGACCAGCAGGTCAACCATTTCTTAGAGTGGTCGGCACAACCAAAAGAAGCAGTAGGATTAGGAAACCTTGTTAAATTATGGAAGGATGTCAATTCAGCTCCAGTACAAGGTCAAACATCTATTGATGCTGTAAAAGCCGTGCAGAAAGTTCCGCCTTCAGCGGGGGTATTGCAAGGTCAACCAGCAGCAACTGTCAGTGATGACGATAAGATATTTGACAGAGTATTGAGTGCTTCTAGAAGTGGCAGACTAGGATAATAACAAGGTTATTTTTCCAAATAAGGAGGCATATAAATGGCTTATAAAGTCGGAACTAAACTATCTAGTGACGTAACGGCATCAACAACCAGTGCTGGTATAGGACAAGCCCCTGATCTGAGACGGTTATACGATTTCTCGGATAGGGTTGCAGAACTATCCCCAGAAGAATCTCCTTTTTTTGTTTACCTTTCAAAAGTAGCAAAAGCACCAACAGATGATTCTGTTTTCCGTTTCTTAGAAAATCGTTCTAAGATTGACTGGACAACTAGAAACTTCAATTTAGACGGTGCTGTAAATGGTGGTTCAGCAGTTAGTGCTGGAACAGCATATACGTTTACTGTAGACACTGGCGGAGCCAGCGTTGATTGGTTAGTAAAAGGAATGGTTTTTTCAGTTAATACCGTTGATAGTGCAGCAGGATGGGCACAAACTCTTGTTAGAGTAAACGGTGCTGTAACTGATAATGGATCAGATTCTTCGTTTTCTGGTATGATTATTGATGTATCGAACTCCAATGTTAGTGGTTATAATGTTCTTGCTGACGATGATCCGTGTCAAGTAATTGGCACTGCATTCGCAGAAGGAACAGGGTCACCAGATGCATGGTCAAATGATATTGAAGATGACTACGGTTATACTCAAATCTTTAAGACCGCATGTGAAATGTCGAATACATCTATTGCTACTCGCTATCGTGGATACGCTAATGAGTGGGATAGAATTTGGGCTCTTAAACTTCGTGAACATAAAGTAGATATCGAACGAGCAATGCTCTTTGGGCAAAAGGCTCGTGTATCTGGCATCCAGTACAGTGAAGGAATTGTTGGACACATTGTAAAAAATGCGAATCCAACAGCTGATAACTCAGCTTTCTCTTACTCTTCTGGTGCACCTTATTATAGATCATCGACAACGGCAGAGCTTACTTACGACAGATTCCTAAGCGATCTTGAAGTAATTTTTGATCCAGCTCGTGGCGGCTCTTCTGAAAAGTTAGTCCTCGCAAGTTTACCTGTTATCTCTCAACTTAATAAAGTTGGTGATGGCGGTTTTCTTGACGTGTCAACAGCAAGCACTCAAATTCAATTGAACGCTCCTCTGGAGCAGAGAGAGGGTGCTTTTGGTCATAAGGTAATGAACCTTGAGACTATACATGGCGATCTTCACATTGTGAAAGAACCACTATTCCGTGGTATCGCTAGTGGTTTCATGGCAGTTATCGATATGGGCAAGGTTTCTTACCGTCCACTCGTTGGAAACGGTATAAATCGTGACACACAAATTGAAACTAATGTTCAGAACGCTGATGAAGACCTTCGTAAGGATATGATTCTTACTGAAGCAGGTCTTGAAATTTCTTTACCAGAATCACATGCTCTCTATAACCTAGAAGGTAATTAGAGGTAATCATGGCTAGATCATCTGGATTAGAAGTTAACAGTGGAAGTTTCGGTGGCGTATCAAAAGGCATAGTATCTGTTCAAGATGCAGCAGCAATAACCTTATCAAAAGATAATAGTGGCAAAATTCATGTAATGCCAGATTTAACAGCGGATTGTACAGTTACAATGCCGTCTGAAGAAGATGGACTTTATTACGAATTCTGGTACGGTGGTACAGCAGCTGATGCACAAGATTGGACATTCGATACTGGGTCTGACACCAACTTTTTTATCGGAGGTCTTGTACAACATGACACCGATGCAGGTGGTGACGATACAGCAGTTGTAGACTCAGATGGTAACAGTAACTCAAAGATGGGTGTATTAACCCCAATCGCAGGAACTCATATTATGATGGTTTGTGATGGTGTTAATTGGTATGTTAATGGTACCGTTGTTTCAGCAACTGACACTGGCGTAACATTCGCTGATCAATCGTAAAAGTCAGTAATGACACACCTTTGGATAGGTGGGGGATGGTCGTATAAAGGGCTGTCCCCAATATCCTAAAAATTTTATAATATTAACTTGGAGAAAATATGGCAGATTATAATACAGTTACAAAAATTATAGTCGGAACAGTACCTGGTGATACACAAGATAGTAGCTCTACAGGAACTTTAGCAGAAAAGATAAACACTTTTTGGCAAACATTGGATAGCACTAATAATGCAGTTCAAAGTATGACCTCTGTTAAGGTAGCACCATACACTGTTGCAGTAATCATAGTACACACAGGTTGATTTAGATAATGCCTAAAATAAAAGGTGTTAGTATGTCAGGCTTAAATAACCGTCAACAAACGGCTATGAAAAGACACGCTAAACATCACACAGCAAAGCATATTAAATCTATGGTGACTGCTATGAAAAGAGGTCAAACTTTTACACAGTCACACAAAACAGCAATGAAGAAGGTCG